CATGGTGATATCCCGGTATTTACATCTAAAGACGGATACATAGAAAAAGGGAGCATTCTTTCTCAAATACCATCCCCACCAACATTTGAAACTTCATATATAGATAACCGAGCAGATGCTTACCGTAATAATGGATTAGATGAAAGGAAGCTTATCGTGGCTCTCTGGGAGGCACAAGTTGAAAATCGACCTGAAGCATTGAATGAAATACAAGCTAAGCGTCTTGCTATAAAAGAACAATTTCCAAAATAAGCTAAATTATTATGCCGATTGTTATACAGAATAGATCGTTTCCTGCAATCGGTAACCCACCACAATCCAATCTTACTATAAGCGTTACAGGTGGTACACTCACCACCCTCCTTACCTCTGTCAATGTTATTAGTGGGTTTGATGCCGCTTTCACTCAACAGTTAGGAACTGGTGCCAGGCGTGAACCATACGTTGTTACAACAAATGATGCGTATGCTACCTTTCTTTCTCTTAATACAACTGTTGCAACTGTGACATCAGTCGGTTCTATCGGTACTGTTAACAGAACCACTACAAACGGACAAACAACAATACGTGTGACAGGTAATTCCGTTACAAAACTTGTACCTGTTAATATGACAGGTCAGATAAATCAATCCGTATCCAATACATTCATATCTACTGTTACCGGTACCCTTGCCGATCATTTATGTACGCAAGTTGACAGTAGAATAGCAGGCAAAAACCCAACAGATGCTCGGTTTGTTCCAGTAACCGGTGGTCCTGGTGGCTCGCTATGCGGATTTGCAGACCCAAATTTCTGGCAACGTTGGCCGGCTCAAATACCTGAACCACTAACGTATACACGTAACCCCGGTCTTTGGTGTTCAGGTGTGGATGTGTCATTTATAAGCCCGTGGAACTCTGATGGTGGTACTAATTTTTCTGGCTCTCTTATTACGCCAAGACATTTCATACGTGGTACACATTGGCCACCAAGAAACTTTACACCCGGTACACGCATTCATTTTGTTGATATGGATAACAATATCTACGTAAGAACAATTGTTGGTGAGCAATCGGTTTGGGGTAGCGATCTAAAAGTCTGTACATTAAATGCAGATATATCTGCAGGATGTAAGCCGGTTAAGTTATTTCCAAACGTGTATTCGAGTATAATTCGTGATCCTATGGGCATGGAGCTACCGGGATTGAGTGCGATTGTATATAATGCAATTATTACACCTCCTATGGTTATGACTACGCAAGATAAGAATTTTTATATCGCTGAATCCTTTAGATCCGATGGTACTCAAGGACAAGAGCCGGTTACTAATTTTAGTCGTGCGCCGTTTTTTTATGGTATACGCGGTGGTGATTCCGGTTCACCTGCTTTCTTTATTGTAAATGATGAGCCAAGTCTTGCTTTTACTTTGTATTCAGCTGGTGGTACATCAACGTATAACCCTAGTTGGTATTCTATTGGCGGTGGTAACGGGCAACCGGGACCATTAATTCATTTAATTAACACTTTAGGCATCTCTGGAGCTGATACAAATGCTGGTTTATTATCAGGGTACGCAAATAGTGCTATATGGCCGGTCTCTGGTGGTAGGTATATAGCACAACTAACAGACATAAGTATGTTCCCTGTCTGTACCTCACTACCGTGAAGTTCATTGAATTTATGGTATTCAAATTAAGTATCTTTGGTCATGTCATATATACTACCATCTGATGCCATAGCTTCTGCGATCTATTTTTCCTTATATCTTGACATTAGGAAGGATATTATTGTATCGTTCGACTATGCATGTTATGGTCCAGATCTCATGGGATCTGAGGGATTCTGTGTATTTTTTAGCAATACTTTCGCAGAAGCAATAAGATCTGGTGGCCCTGGCCCGGGGCTAGGTTATAGCCCGGTTTCAGGTATTGGTGGTAGTGATTATTTTGGTATGGATGCAGGTATACTCGGTGTTGGTTTTGATATTACCGGTAATAATGGTAGTGATAGATTTTCAGACACCGGGTACCCGGATATAGTACCGAATAGTATAACACTACGGGAGGGGCAAGGTGACAATTATAATATTTCACAGCGAACTCTAAATCTTAACAACGCGACCTTTAATAGGCCAATAAGTTTATATGAACAAATAACAGATAATAGAGCACCTACATTCAAGCGCGTACGTGTTCGTATAACAGATTTCGGACAGCGTATTGTTGTTGATATGAAAAAGGTTGGTGACTATGGTTTTACAAACTATTTAGACTATACCTATCCAGAAAAAAAGATTTGGCCAAAAACTGTTCGGTGTGGTGTATCGTTTGCTACCGGAAGTGTTACGAATACTGTTTTTAAAGTAAAGGGTCTCAATATTAATGGTATTTACAGTGCCGACCGCGGTGAAGAGACTAACACTTTTACATACACTGTCGATACAAATTCACTACCCGGTACTCTTACTTACGATAACCCTTCATTCGAGTTCTTTAACTACAACGACATTCTGCATGTAGAAAATGTCAACTATAACGACCTCACAAACCCTGCTCTCACCGGTAGACCACTCATTCTTGTCGATCCCGTTGAAGGTCCTCTTGGAGCCCCATATATTCCAGGTGATGAATATGTGGGTATCACAAACCTTTTATAGTCTTTTTCACATCAAACAGATAAATACTTGTAATAAAATATGGGTAATATCGCAGCAACTCTATCCTTAAATGTACCGGCAATTACCGCTCTATGTAAGGGAGCGAGAGGCGGGGTAATTCTTAAAGGTTCCGGGGCCCCTACTATTAGTGTTGGTCTGTCTGGAGATTATTATATAGATGTTTTAACAGCGAACATGTTCGGTCCGAAGGAGAATAATTGGTCAACACCGTTTTTAACCCTTAGTTACCCGGCTAGTAGTTCACCTTTTACTATTGTTAATAGTATTACATCTCTTATAGCGCCTATAAACGGTAATAATATTGTAAATGGCAGACTAGTGAATGTACTAGGTGGCGAGAATAATGTAGCGGATGGTATTAATTTAGGTGTACTCGGTGGTATTAATAATAATTTATCTGGTAATAATACGTTTATTATCGGATCGAATATTACCGCAAATGTAAGTGGCTTCACGCTCGTCAACAACCTCTCTACACCGGGAAGTGTTTTCGTTCGCGGTGGTAATAGCAGTTTATGGAACACTGTTTATACAAATGTTAATGCAAATAGTGCAAACTGGGATAGTGGTGGTAGTGTAGCGACAGTTGTTCGAGCACAATCAGGAAATAACAACTCTGTCTTTTCTACAGTTTCTGCAAATAGCGCTAACTGGCAGAACACATGGACAGCCTTTAGCAATGCCTCAGGATCTTATGTAACAAACGTTAACAGTGTTACTGCTTTTGCGTATACATTAACAGATTCTACATCTTCAATAAGACCGGTACGCGGGAGTAACATTGCATCAAGCTGTTATAGTAATGTACAGGGTGGTAGGTGTAATACTGCATCAGGATGTTATAGTAGTGTTCTTGGCGGCTTCTGTAATCAAGTTACAGGTAATTACGGTTCGGTGAATAACGGTGTTTGTAATACTGCTTCAGCTTACGGCTCAGTTGTTGTAGGTGGTACCTGTAATAGTGCCTTAAGTGCTTTTTCTAATGTAGCCGGTGGTCGTCTTAATGTAGCTTCAGGTTGTAATTCTATTATAGCTGGCGGTGCTTGTAATACAGTGTCCGGAAATTGTTCTACTATTGTTGGTGGTTTTAGTTCACGAGTTATATGTGGTGCAGATAGCTTTATTGGTGGCGGTACTTGTAATATAGTTAATGCCTCATTCGGTCGGACAGTAATTGCAGGTGGTTGTAGAAACGTCGCATGTGGATCAGCTAGTTTTATTGGCGGTGGTCGTTGTAATACAGCTTCTGGAAATTATTCTAATATAGTTGGAGGGCAGCAGAATTTAGCATCTGGAGCTAGCTCTAATGTAGCTGGGGGGTTTTGTAATATCGCTTGTAATACTGGTTCGAATGTAGCTGGTGGTTCTTGTAATATCGCTTGTGGTGCTTGTTCGAATGTAGCTGGGGGGTTTTGTAATATCGCTTGTAATACTGGTTCGAATGTAGCTGGTGGTCGTTGTAATACAGCTTCTGGGACGTATTCAACTGTTGTTGGTGGGTGTTGTAATACAGCTTCTGGGACGTATTCTAATGTAGCTGGTGGTGCTAATAATATTGCTTCTGGATGTTATTCTAATGTAGCTGGTGGTGCTAATAATACTGCTTCTGGATCTTTTTCTAATATAGCTGGTGGTAATAATAATACTGCTTGCGGTACTCATTCAGTTGTAGCAGGTGGTGCTTATAATTCTACTCCAGGGAATTGTTCCAATGTAGCTGGTGGGTGTTGTAATATAGCTTGTGGATCTTTTTCTAATATAGCTGGTGGTAATAATAACACTGCTTCTGGTGGTTATTCTAATATAGCTGGTGGCTCATGTAATAGGGCCTGTGGAAATTGTTCCAGTGTAGCTGGTGGTAATAATAATACTGCTTCTGGATCTTTTTCTAATATAGCTGGTGGTAATAATAATACTGCTTCCGGGAATTATTCCTTCATCGCAGGAGGGGCTACCAACGACACGAAGGGATTTGCTAATACATTTATTCTTGGTACAGGCTTATCAGCAACCCAAACCGATACTGTTTATACTCAAAACATTATTAATACAGGTAATATTTTCTACACAACAAGCACGGAAGGTGTTTCAACACGACAGGTAACAGGAACTGCTTTAAACATTAATCTATCCATTGCTAGTTCCTTTATACTGGCAATGAGAAGCAATATTACTAGTTTAGTGTTTTCTAATCCCCCAGCGATCAATAGAGCATATACATTTACGTTACAAACGAGCGGTGACGGTACAGTAAGAGCTGTAACATGGCCGGCATCCGTTAGATGGCAGGACGGTTCACCTCCAGTTATTACCGGTACTCTAAATAAAGTTGATACTTATGTGTTTATGTCTTATAATGGAGGCATTGACTATTTCGGGTACATAAGTGGTCAAAACGCTTAATTATATGAAATTATATTGTCTTGTTGAGAACGGTATTGTGGTGGACAGCGTAACGGAGTTACCCATGACATTTGCAAATGTGTCTAATTTTAATGTATTAGATGATAGTGAGTTAAAAACACATGGCTGGCTACCGTGCTACATTCTTTCAGAAAATAAGGATATTGTTGTATCAGTAGAATATGAAATCTATGATGAGTATGTCAATAAAATTATTATTACCCGTGATAAAACAGATAATGAATGCAATCAAAAGCGATCTGACAAAGATATATTAAATGATATTCGTGCAAAAAGAGACGCACTCCTTTCTGAAAGCGATAAAGCTATAGTCAGTGATCTGTGGTCAGATATGGACGAGCATACACGTGAGAGCTGGAAAAAATATAGACAGTCATTACGTGATATACCTCAATTATATACGTCTACCCATGATGTAGACTGGCCGATCTCACCTCTACTTCAAAAAGTAATAGATGTATGAGTATTATCGGCAAAAAGCTAATTATGTCTTCAGGGCAAAACGCATCAGGTCTTCTGTACGTCTGGGGCAATAACGCAGCTGGTTTATTAGGTGTAGGTACACCAGGAAATATACCAGGTAAGATTGACAGCCAAAGTTGGAAATCAATAGCACTCGGTGACGAACATGCAGCTGCTATACGATCTGATGGAGCCTTGTTTACATGGGGATGCAATGGAGACGGTCAGCTAGGGTTAGGTGATTTAATTGATAGGCCCACTCCTACCCGTGTAGGAACTAGTTCTTGGACTGTAGTGGATGCAGGTGCATCTCATAGTGTGGCTATAGCTGCTGATGGTGGATTATTTGAGTGGGGTTGGCGCCATGGAAATAACTGTCGAGCCCTAGCACCTACGCGATTGAATACAAACTCATGGTCAGCCATTGCTGCAGGATGTGTTCATAGCCTTGCAGTGCGGATTGATGGTAAATTATTTGCTTGGGGATATAATAATGACGGTCAACTCGGTACCGGGAATACCGACTATAGCAGTTGCCCTATTCAAATCGGAGCAGAAAACTGGCAATGTGTTGCAGCGAGTGGCAGGACGAGTGGTGGCATTCGCGGGGATCAGCGAATATTCATGTGGGGAAACGCGTCATACGGTCAATTAGGCAATAATACTATATCCCTTAATCCTGGTAGATCTGAAGATTGCGGTGTTTGTTCACCTGTGCAGGTAGGTAGTGATCAATGGTCGCATTTAGCTATCGGTGGCGATTTTGCTGTGGCAGGTATTCGCACAGACAATATACTTTACACCTGGGGTTATAACAGACAAGGACAACTTGGTATACCAGGTAATATAAATACAGCAGTAAACACCACATTTCTGTCAGCCGGCCCCTACGGTGGTACATGGAAAAAAATTGCTCTTTCAAAAGGAGTAGGTCAGGGACATGGAGCTGCACTTCGTTCCGATGGTGTGTTATTTATGTGGGGACGAAATGATTTCGGTCAAACAGGGGCTCTACCTAATGTACCGATAGCGTGTCAATCTCTCTTCATTAATAGACCTAAACAGATATGTGCTACTGTTGGTGGTACAGTAAGTAGATGGTGTGATGTCTCTCTCGGTGCTTACCATACTATCGCTCTACCATCTCCTCCGACTCATATCAGGTCATGGGGTAGAAACAATTACGGTCAATTAGGTCGCTCAACTACAGGTACAGCGGATCCAAGACCTAACTTCGTTAGCACACCAGCAGGTTTAAGTTGGGCTAGTGTTTCTGCGGGTACAAATCATAATCTTGCTCTGACTGACTTTGTAGGTTTATCTCCACGGTCAATATTTGCCTGGGGTGATAACCGCTATGGTCAGTTAGGTGACTGTACAACAATTGCCAGATCTTGTGCTGTACCTGTTTGTGGTGCTACCGGTTTAACAGGATGTGGACGGAGTATTGCAGCTGGTGCTAACCATTCGCTGGCCCAAAGCCCTAGCTGTACGTTTTCATGGGGTAAAAACACACATGGTCAGCTAGGTCGAACCACGTTTATTGACCGTGCATGTGTACCTGGATGTGTTACTGGCGGAGCCAATATTAACGCTGGTTTAATTGTTGCAGGGGGTGATCATAATCTCATGACCAGATTAGGTTGTTTGTTTACATGGGGTAGAAATAATTTTGGTCAGCTTGGAAACGGAAATACCAACAATGTATCAGCCCCTACACAGATAGATACCGCTCTTGGTAGCTGGACGTTTATCGGTACAGGTTTTTATAATTCTTTTGCATCAAAGGGTGCCACACTCAGTGGATGGGGGAAAAACGATTGTGGACAGCTAGGCGACGGTACAACCGTAACGCGCTGTGTACCAACAACACTGACAGGTAGGTGCGCAATTAACAATCAGCAGTTTGGTAACGACTCTCAGAATCAGACGTTTCAAGGCAGTAATTACGGTGTTTTAGCTGTTCCCTTGCAAAATAACAGAGTTATTAACTCATGGGGTGGTAGTGTGTCGGAATTACGGTATATACAGCCTATGCCAGTGCAAGTAAATGCATCTTCGTGGACGTGTGTCAAAGCAACAAGTCAAAATATGATTGCAATTCGTAACGACGGAAACGTATTTACATGGGGTGATAACTGTAGCGGACAACTTGGTAACGGTACATTTGCACCACAGCCGCAGTCGGTATCATCTCCTGTTCAAATTGGCAATATTGGTGCGGGTTGTGCAATTGATATAGGCTGTGACCGGGTAGGTGCGATTAATACACAGTCATCACTATATACATGGGGACGTAACACAGATAGTTTACTCCTCGGGAGACAGACGTGTGCCCTTACACCTATTAAACTAGATAACCAAAAATGGAAGGAAGTAAGTGTATCTCCTTTAAAGAGACAGGGGACATATAGGGTTACCCAGAATTACAGTCGTAAAACGTATAACATGTATTATGCAGGCCATACCGTAGCTATAAGAAAAGACGGGGCGCTTTTTGCATGGGGATTTAATAGCTTTGGTCAACTCGGCGATAGTACATTTGTAAAACGTAATACCCCTGTACGTGTTACAAATCAGTCATGGACTGCAATTAGTGCTGGGACGTATCATACACTCGGTATTAGAGCAGACGGTGCGCTTTTTGCATGGGGGAGAAACAGTAGCGGACAAATCGGTGACCTATCTACCGTAGATAGATGTTCCCCTGTTCAAATTGGAACTCAGTCGTGGGTAAACGTAAAGAGCGGTAAAACCCACTCATTAGCTATACGGGCTGACGGTATACTCTTCGCATGGGGATCAAATCAATACGGTCAGCTCGGTAACGGAAGTACTATCTCTACATCCTCACCTGTGCAAATTGGCACATGTTTATGGTCTTCTATTGAATCTGGCTTTAATTCATCTTTCGGAATAACAACAAACAACTCGCTATTTGGGTGGGGGTATAACCGTAATGGGCCTATATGTAACACGAATTGCACTTGTTTTTCAACTCCCTCTCAGATAGCAGGTGCATGGAAATGTGTTGCTGTAGGATCTGCAGGGACGATCTCAAGATTTGCAAGTATTAGTGCTACTGTTGATACCTGTATCGCAGTTGCGCGTGGATCTGGATATCGCTTTTGCGATTTATATGACCCTGTTCAGGCTATGATTACATCAGCCAATAAACTTTGTTTACAGGCGAATATGGATGCTGGGAGTTGCTCCTGGTCGTGGTCAAAAATCAGTATAGGCGGTGATACAATAGCAGGTATAAGGTATTGATTTTTTTGTAGTGTTGTATATTTATAATAGATATAATGCACTTAATAGATCAGCAGCTTAATATGATGTTGCGCGGTAGATTTGATGATGGGTGGTCGATAAGTGAGAAACTTGAAGAAACAGAACCATCAAATCTACGACATATGTTTAATCGTGGATGGCTCTTAATATATAAAGGCTTCTTTCAAGAGGGTTATAAATGTCTTGAAGCAGGTAGACTTTTAAATGTATATGGAAACAACCGTATTCCGACGGAACAGCCTATTTGGAATCACGAAGATCTCCACGGTAAGACCGTGTTATTGAACATGGAAGGTGGTCTCGGTGATCAAATCATATATATTCGTTTTGTAAAAGATATAAAGAGGCTCGGTGCTAGATGTATTGTGTGCTGCTCCTCGTCATTAATACCTCTCTTCTCCTCAATAGAGGGGATAGATGAAATCATCGACTATACCGATATACCTTTAATTAATTTTGATTTTTGGATACCGTCGTTTAGTTGTTCGTGGCTCTTTGGATACTCTCATCACGATTTACCTAACGATCCATATATAAAACCCATGGATATCAATACAGCTGTATGGAGCCAAGCTGTGATAAGTGACAAAATAAAGGTAGGAATAAGATGGAGTGGTAGTACTCAATTTGAACATCAGCAATTTAGAATCTTTCCGCCGGAGAAACTAATTAATTTATACCACAATACACAACTACAGCTATACAGTTTTCAGCGTGATAATGATGTTATAGAACTCCCTGATAAAATATTTGATTTACAATATCTTTTAATTTCATGGATAGATACTGCAGCAGCTATAGCAAATATGGATTTAGTAATAACCTCATGTACAAGCGTAGCACACTTAGCATCAGCAATGGGAAAACCGACATGGGTTATTGTTCCAATCTTACCGTATCATATTTGGGCGTATGAAGGCGAATACACACCGTGGTACAAAAAAACCACACGAATCTTCCGTCAGACCGTATTTGGTGAATGGGATGATGTATTTGAAAAAATACAACACGAATTAACACGAGTAATAAAAGGCGAAGTGAGCTTGATTTAGAGATATATTTCATATATAATTATTGTTAATGAAAACAATACATTTTGTCGCCGGCCTACCACGTAGTGGTTCAACGATGATGATGAATATTTTAAAACAAAATCCGCATGTCGGTGCGGCACCGGTGAGCTCATTATGTACAGTTATAAACGCAGTTAACATTAACTGGGAGAGTGTGGAGGCGAATAGAGAGTACCCTAATGATACTGCTAAGATAGACACACTTACGTCAATTTTGCAAGGATACCATAAATCTTCGAAAAAAGATATTATCTTTGATAAAGATAGATTGTGGGTAACGAAGATTGGTTTGATAGAAAATATTATTCAAGCTAAAATAAAGATTTTATGTCCTGTTCGTAACCCTGCAGAAATTATAACGTCATTTGAAAGAATTCGAAGAAATAATCCACTACGGATTATAGGAGGCGATAGCGGTATTTCAAATGTATCAACTCGGGCTCTATATTACTCTGCTCCTGACGGTGTACTCGGTTTGTCGCATGCAGCTCATAAGGATGCTGTTATAGAAGGGTATCTAGATAGACTTTTATTTGTAGATTACAATAAATTTTGTAATACCCCTAAGTCTCAGTTAAAGCGTATTTATGAGTTTTTTGAGTTACCTAAATTTGAGCATAATATGGAAAGTATTGTTCAAAATGAACAGTATAATGATCACGCAACCGGTCATCCAGGGTTACATAAAATTAAAAATAGACTAGAACGCACTACTGTTAACTGTGTTCAGTTTTTAGGACTTGAGTTATATGAACAATACAATAGAGAAATCTTCTGGGATGCCTGGGTATAAAGATGAGCCAATAGATGTTTATTTTGATGTAATAGCTAAGTCGCTATATCAAAATAAAAGATTTGGTGATGCTGCTGCAATACTGGATATTGCAAGTAAATATGTGCAACCTAGCAATGTTTATTCTGTGCTAACAAGTGCAAGAGAATGCTATTTTCTAAGCGGTGACGTTGTTACTGCATATAATATTTTATTGTATCAAGAACAGTTCATACCGTCTAATAACACAAACAATGTTTACGATAAAATTATATATCTCCGTTATCTCGGTAAATATGAAGAGTGTGAACATGTCATTAAAACACAAGCATCGGGTGAGATAAAGTATCGTGCTCTCGGGTGGTTTTCACATAAAAAAGGTGATTTCAAAGAAGCTTTTCTGTTGACAGAAAAAGGAAGAAATGGTAAGTATCGATTTAATTCGAATGTAAAAAACCCTTACCCTATCTGGGATGGTAAGACAATATGTGATAATATTGTAGTTTTTGCAGAAACAGGATGTGGCAATGAAATTATCTTTTCACGTTGGTTAAAAGATCTACAGCCGTATTGTACGAATATATATTATTGTACAGCAACTTCACTCTCAATGGTTTTTGAGCGTGTCTTTGGTGTAAAATCATATACAAGCAACACCACGCTACCTGGTGATACACGGTTTATACCGATGATGAGCTTACCCTATCTTCTCGATAAGGATAATATTGAAAATCGCACCTATTTAACATCCAATAATGAACATATTTCTCAGTATCTACCGAAATCCCGACCAAGAATAGGCATACAGTTAACAGGTGATTTAAATTACACAGAGAACAATCATAGAACAATACCTGAAAGTATTTTTATTGATACGTTTAAATTATTCGGTGAACTTGTTAATATAGGATCTAATTACATGGAGGAGCGAAAAGATGTGACGTATTATATGAATGACACCTGGGAAGAAACCCTTGCATTAATTGATACATGTGATGTTATTGTTACATGTTGTACAAGTATAGCACACGCAGCTGGTGCATTAGGTAAGAAAACCGTGGTATTATGTAACATGGCAGATTATTTTACATGGTGCTCGACACCACATTTAGGAATGTCGCCTTGGTATGAGAATGTTTGGTGTGTTAGACAGCAGCAGCCTGGTAATTGGAGCGATGCTATAGATCAAGCTGCCACTATTGTCAGTGATATTATCGCTACTAATAGTTAGGTATAAAAAGCACTGGTCATATGTTATCTAGTTAATTAAGTATAGATAGTGAGAAATTATCTAGTAACACTAAGTAGCATTCAACCAAGCGACCCACCGCAGGTACTCGACCACTATCTCTTTCTAGATCCTCTTCTTGGTATTAACTTTGTTTATCCAAATTCAGCGAACGGTGGTTTTTTTGTCGGTACATCTTATACCGGTGCTCTTACCGCGGATAGCGAAAATATATACCCATGGGGGTACCCTATACAGACAGCTGTCACAAATATAGAGATAGGACCACTCAAAGGACCGTATACACTTACCTTTTCACCTACAGGTCTCGACACAAGTAAGGCAGCGATATTGAAGATAATTTATAATTTCGGTGACGGTACTAATACAACTGTTAATCGTAGTATTGTACCGAAATTCCGAATGGGTGACACACTATCTGCTGGTGATCCAAACGCTATATCTGTTAGCCATGAGTACTACCCTCAAAGTATAGATAGTACCACAGTTTATAATCCGATTATTACAGTAATAAACGGTAATATGGTTGAAAACGTTTTTAATATAACTCTTTCTACCGTACCTGCCTCAATTTACGACTTTAATAGTACACATCTTATTAGCAACACTCAGCAAAGCAGACTTTCAGAGACACAAAATGTATTTGAGGTAGAGCAGCCTAATTATCTGACTGTAGCACGTGTTTTAAGTACCACAGACGCAAAATACACAACACCTCCCTTCTTTAGTCCTGAAACACTTGCAGGTTATGAAGATAATTTAATTTTATGGCTTGATGCACTAGATGCTTTAACCCTTTCACGTGATCGATACGAAAATGTTCTTATATGGTATGATAAGAGTTCATATCAAAATAACTTTTTCTCTGATATTCCGAATATACCCGGTGTAGGTGGTGTGGTAGGCACGAGTCCACAATTTCAATATCAAACACAGTCTACTTCACTAAGAAAGAGTGTATTATTTGAGCAGGGTAAGTATCTATATGCACTAAGCGATTCATTACGCGGTATTAATAGCTTCGATGCCGTGGTGGAAAACAACGGATATACAGTATTTGCGGTAATGAGGCTTAATTCTGTAGAGGGTACACTATTTTCTTATGACCTTAATATGAATGAGGAGCTAAACCCAGTTACCGGTGATCAAGGTGATGGTGTGAATTACGTTCCTAATTTCAATATCTCATTTAACCAACCTAATGCATTGACTGTTGAGCAGGGTGATACAAGTTATTATTTTAAAACGAGTGCGACTGATGATTCCGGTGGTATATATCAACCTACAACTATAAGCAACATATCACAAAACCTTACCGCTTACAGCTTATTTTCTGTAACAGTAAGCGGTACGTTAAACGCACAAGCATATATAACAGCTGATACACTGATAGCGCGAAGACGCAATCAAAGCTATCAATACAATCTGAGTAGCTTTTTATCTGGTGGATTTAATAGCAGTACAGTTCTTTACCCGCCAACCGGGCAATATATAGAACCAGGGACGTATGATAAAAAGTTAGTATACGCGTTACTCGGTAGAAGCAATGCCTATATTGATAGCTACTTAACAGATACCGAGATTTCAGAAATTATAATATATAATAAACCACTTGATCCTGTTTCTATAGCCAATGTACAAAACTATCTTGTTAATAAGTGGAATTTAACACTGCGAACTGACTAGTGTATTGTTTAATGTATTATAAATAATGACATGGAGGTTATTTCCCTTAATTCTACAAACTTTATCGGTCTCTCCACTGCTTATACTCCAGATAAAACCGTAAAATTTGATCAGGAGGTATACTATACAGAACAGGGTGTTTCTCTACCTTTAGCGCAGGTTTTTACGGACATAAACGACAGCTCGACAAATAATTTCTCTAATCTATTTCTAACACAGGCAACAGCATTATCAAGCGTTGCATATATTGAAGATCTCGATCCGATTCTTGACGATAGTTTTACCACTTATTTAGCGGTTAATGCAATTGGTGGTATTAATGATAACACACGTTACCTGGTTGTAGAGGAGCCGGTGTTTACACAATCAGTTGCATCTATTTCAATGTCAGGGGTACGCTCGAAAATAGATAATAGATATTTTTTCGATATAACATTTATCGATGGTAGGTATTGCAAGGTTGAACATGTTGTACAGAATACCGTACGCTATCTTACCTGTGATATAGATGATCAATTATTTTTCTCCTTCAATTCAAATACAGATTACCTAGGTGAATTGAGTCCGCAGATTTTTGTGTATACATATGATAGAGAAGGTGATTTTCTTGTCTTATCAAAAACAATAAAAGATGTTCCGTACTTTTTAACATATAATTCATTGAGCGGTAATCTTGAAGCTGTACCGCCACTCACTGGTTCCAACACAGTACCGTATGCACCGAATGCAATTTTTGCATGTATACCGAGATCTGAAATTCCTAATGACACTAAGCTGGTTGACTCATGGGTAAGTTATCAAAACGATTTTAAAACAAATACACAAAACATAAACCCGTTACGTAGTTCAAAGGCAGTAAATACAAATTTGTTAATTAATAGTGAATACAGTACTGTCACCGGCACTGAACTCGGTGTTAATGCATTGTCTCTTAAAAATACTAATACACCAGAAAATTTACAATCAAGAAACAATCCCTTTCAAGCTAATAAATCGCTCTTCTTAAATGAAAGTGATGTGGAACAGCGTGTATATAAAAAGCTTTTTACAGGTTCAAACCAAATTTTCGGTGACGATAACATTACACTAGGATATGAATCCTATACTACTGATATATTACTACCAAAAGATAAGGTTACATATTTTCATGTTCCACAGATATTATATCCTTTCAAACAAATTAATATTAGTGAATCAGGGTTAATAGAGGCAGGTGCTATAGCCGGTGATCACCCTGTTAAGTCAGATAAGATATTTAAAAAGCTTGCAGACGCAAAATATACTTCACCGTACGGTGAAGTTATTGACGAATCCAATGGAACGTTTTTATGCAGCTGGCTCTCGGGCAGTTCTGATATAAAGACTAAACCTATTTGGGTTGATAGATACTATAACCCTTCAAAAGTTACGTTTATCAATGCTCTTACAACGCGATCACTAAACGCGATTTCATATGACTCTGTATTTCAAGGCTTGGTTAAAGCAGCTGGTAACATACCGGGAACTGATGATGTTTTTGATACCCCTTCAAGTCTTGTTTTCGAGTCTGGTAGTTACTACGCATATCATCACTATGGTCCGAACGATGTAGTGAAATTTATTCAAACCTTTACACCGTACCTTATCGATAAAGGGATAGAGAGATTTTATTACACCAATCAGTCATCAGCTGTTCCTGATGTTCGCAACGGTGAATATGTTTTTAACGGTAAAACGTATGGCGTTTCTAATCCTCTCTCTAGTATACAAATATCAAATCAATTTACCTTATCTTTTGACATGTTTAACAGTGATTGGTCTAAACCTTTAGGTTATCAAATATTTGGCAACTTCTTAGATGATGGGTTTGGTATTTTTAATCAAAATATCGTCACACCGACGGTACTTGTAAATACAGTAACAGGTGTCAGTATTTTAAATACTGATTTAAGAGAGATAAAGAGCATAAACTTTACGTCTACACCGCGTGCATTTATACGTTCTAACTTTGGAGAAAATTATTCAGTAGTGTTTAATGACGGACTGCTTCGACAGTACACCTGCGACGATAATCCTGTTAATGAGACATTTTCACCTTTTCTTTCAAGTATTCTAGACTTTACAAATGATGATACAACAGCATACATCTTGTGCTCCAGTGCACCAGCATATACATTACTGGGTGTAAATTTGCAATCTAGCGCTATATCCGCTCTAAACCCGGCTCAATATACGGCTTATTTCGCGGCAGGAGCAGGTAGCGTTACTACAAATTTTGCAACTACAATAGAGAGATATAACAATACCTTCTTTTTTACTCCGGGGACTGTATCACGTAGAATTTCAGATAAGATATATTATCTCACACAAGATAAAACAAAAATTCTCGAATGGAGTGATATTGGTTCGTCGACGACGGTAACAACTACCGCGTTTAGTTTAACAGGCACTAATAGCATCGCTGATTTTAATATAGATTTCGATGGCAATATTTGGATATTGCAAAGTAAAAACGTATTTTACAAATATACGCAAAATAGAGAATTCCTATTATCTGGCACTCTTACATCCAACACATCATCATTAAAAACTGTTCAGCTCACCGGCAATGGTTCGAGAACATTTAAAATATCTAATAGCGGTTCAATTATACCGTCTGATTATATTGTAACAGTTGATGAAAGGTCGTTACGACCTATTTTCGATTATACCGTAACGGCAGATAGTATAACTTTCCTTTCACCTACTCTCTCCGGTAACATATACAGAGTGTCTCGACTTGTATACGAGGACACATATGCAAATTACAGAGTTAATTTTATAGCGGATTTTTATAACGGTGATTATAAGCGACATGTATTGTTTACCCGTGTTGGTTATAATGCACTAAATACTAGTAGCCTATCAGCACAAGCTTATCAATTTAATTTACTAGAAATGAACGGTACTCCTGTGATAAGCGCATTTGTTACTGCACCATCTGGCAATCCTGGACTGACAAATACTAACTTTATACGCGAATATGTGCAGGATGTCTACCCTGCAGCAAATTTAAATATTAACGCAATTACAAGAAACGTATATGATGATACTGATCTCTCTAATAACGAGATAGTGTTCAATCTTTCAGGGCTAGACCCTGGTTATCATCATTTTGCTGTACGGTTCGATGCATATCACGGGTTTATGTCGCTATTTGTGGATGGTCAAAAATCTGGTGATGTACAATTTGCGCCTAGAAAATATAAATTTAGTAATTTACTCTATCGACCGTTTCTTATCGGTACATCATGCTTTAACAACTCCACACCTCTGTATCAGTATCTTAAGAAAGACTCTTATATTATAGATAATGTAAAAATCCGTAATCTTTATCTATACAGCATACCACTCAATGATTGTGATATTGTTATGCATGCACGTGAAAGTAGAGATATACAGGATATTCATTTTGATATTCCGTGTGGTAGACGTAATTACCTCGAAGAAATAGAGCGCTATTTTAAAGCTACTATCCCGGGATCAAAATCTACGCAATATAATATTGTTTTACGTAATACTGGTATTACTAATGAAGAGTTAAGAAAAGCTCTCGAGGAAAGAATAGCTATAGTACTTGCTAACTCTGCTCCTGTCTATTCAAAACTAAATAAAATTAAGTGGGTGAATTAAAAAACAATGAATATTAATAATATCATAGAGAATAATGGCATTATCTTTGATCGGTATCTAGGAACACCCCTAGAGTTACCATATTCAAACTTTGATGAAATTAAAATAAAGCAAAACGACACTGTTACGAATTTTAATATTAATAATATTATATCAAAGCTTTACGATAACTACCTTTACCTGTATAAGATGTCTCATATTGCGTCTAACCTCATGCCACTTACTTCTATTGCGACTGCAGGTGTTTTTAATAATATATTCTCATATTATAGAAATCTCAGTACAAGTCAATTTACAAGTCTTACTAGTGGTAATATAACAAATCTCGATAACTGCAATGCATTATCTGTTCAGTATAATGCTGATTTAGATCAGTATGCAATTTTTGCGTCCTCTGGACCGTCGCTAGTTGTGTTTAATAGCGATACAACGTTTACTAGCATTGTAACCGCTCTTAGTACAAATACTATCTTTGATGGATCAACTATTAAATGGGGCAAGATACAGGACTTTGCATTTGGTGATAACACGTCACTTTATGTACTTGATTTAAGTGCTAACTCTGTCATAAAATATAATGCAGCAGGGTTTGTTACAGATGATAACATATTAGGTAACACGTTAACATACGAAACCCGTATTGGTGGGTATGGTGGGTTTGATGATACAACAAAGTTTAACAGCCCTGAGAGTATTACATATTATAACTCAGAACTATATGTTCTCGATTCTGGTAATAGTTGTATTAAGAAATATGATAAAAATTTAAACTGGTTAACAACGTATCGACTATTTAGAGACTTCTTATCCGCGTATCCCATACAAATAAACCACGATAGTAGCGGGTCACCGTATGTTGTAACGAATGCTAATATTGTTTACAAGTATAATGGTGATTTTACAGATAAGACTGTAATAGATATTGATCTTTTAACAGGTGATAAGGGAGCAGTTAAGCGGATTGTGTTTTCTCCTTCAGACAGCAATGTATTTTATCTATATACGGATAAAAATGTATATAAGAGTTTATTGAGCAATCCTGATGACATTGTTGGTAAATATCTATTCAATCTCTTCAAAGTTAATACAGATGAAACAATACGTACCGTTTCATCTATTGCTAAAAGTGATAGTACTGGCTCATACGACTATAATTTTATTTTTAGCTCAGCAAACAACGTAGGTAAGATATCTATTTACAAAGATAATATTAATATTGTTAGCTTGCTTACTGATAGAGAATTTGATGTGTATGATCTTAATGAAATAAAAATTAATTCAGAAGAATATATACAAAACTGGGTAATTAATAAAGCGATTTCAAAATTGCTTATTAATCATATGAGACTTAGAGATGAAATCGCTAGTAAATTTCTTTTTAAAAAAGATCCCGCTAGTGGTGACACTTTATTTGTCGGTGAAAGGTATTTGCTTCCGGGTGAATTTAGTTCTATACGGTTTCAGCAAGATTTAACAAATTATATAGGCATGAACGAAATATTTCAAAACAATATCATTAATAGACCTTTTGAGATTATTCACAATATTCAAACAAATATACTATCAGTTATAGCTGCTGAAGTTGAAAATTTTTATGATAAAACTCGAATTATAAATTTGAGTTAATTGAATTCAACGCTTCGATATTAAATAATCATAATGGCTAATACTATTCAAGTTACATCTGACACCGTTGTCAAGCTTCTAATACGACGCGGTACAGACTTTGACCGTAAGAATGTAGTTCTATCGCAAGGCGAGCTAGGTTTTACAACAGACACTGAGAGACTATTTGCTGGCAACGGTGTTACACTTGGAGGTGTTATTGTTGGTAACAAATCTACTGTTACAAATGCAGGTAAAGAGACTATATCCAACCCATTTCCCGGTGATTCGGTATTTGAAACTCAAAATACTGACGGTGCGCCTACCAATTTATTATATATACTAAATAAGGACAATCTCTGGGTAAATGCACACCCTGTTTACGGTTCACCGTTTAGTTATACAACGGGTGAATTGCTCTTTAATTCACAGTATCTAACACTCGATACGGCTAAATCTATTTTAAACTTAAATGTAGATCTCTATACTGCTAATTTAAGTAGTAATCAAACATTTGTTTACGAATTACCAAGAAGAGGTATTAATGCAACAAATAAAACCTACGTTGATACGCTAGTAAGTGTAGCTACAGCAGGTGATCAGCTATATACTAGGAATTACGTTGGTAATAACTACGTACCCCTCAGCGGGGAAGCAACTGTATTCGGTACAATTAGCAGTACTACAAATATAACTGTACCTACATTACCTGTTCATGATAATGATCTGACAAACAAGGTGTACGTTGATACAGAAATAAGCACATCCTCAAACGCCGACAGAACATTTGTCGGTAATAGGTATCTTCCTCTATCAGGTGGTACATTAACTAATTCTGTTACTGCTGTCGTTCAAAGAAACAACGCGGCAGCGCTTCATATTAGACAATTAGGAACCGCACCGGCTCTAAGAATTGATAATACCAATACTCTTAACGCTAACCAGCCGGCATTTATAGTAGACAACTACGGTAGTTTAGGTATTGGTATGACACCTGTACCAGGCAGCTCAACAAGACTAACTGTCGTTGGTAATGTTAGCGCTACAGGTAATATCAATACAGACAGCAATCTCTATACAGGTGGCCGTGTTGGTGTTGGTACTCTTACACCGACACAACAGCTTGATGTCATCGGTTACATTAAATCTACAGGCGTTGAGTCAGGTATTCGTATCGGAACGTCAGACTCAGGTTCTACAGGTCAATTTTCTGTCGATGGACAGAATACATATCTTGATTATTCCGCAAGTTTATTAATACGCAATGGTAGTGATTTTTCAGAAAAAATCCGCGTAACCGGTGATGGTAAAATTGGTGTTGGTGGTATAGAGCCAGTGACTAATCTACAGATTAACGATCCTGCAGGAGCGAGAGTGCGAGTAAGCGGTGCGAATGGCTCAGCTTTTGAACTTAATGATGCAAATACTCGAATTGGTATACCCGCTACAAATACACTAGCTCTTTATACATCTAACAATGAGCGCGCTAGAATTGATCTGAATGGTAATGTTGGTATAGGTACATCGTCACCGGCTGCAAAACTAGATGTTAATGGCAATACACGTATAACTGGTACCCTTACAACGACAGGTGATATTAATGCAGGTGGTGACGTTACGGCGTTTACAACATCTGATGAGCGTTTAAAGAATAATATTACCCCGATATCCAGTGCTTTAGAGAAAATAGATCGAATCACCGGTGTTGAATACGATTGGAATACCGAATTACAGTCAAATCGCACTGGACACGATGTCGGTGTGCTTGCACAAGAAATAGAGGCGATTATCCCAGAAGCTGTTACAACACGTGAAGATGGCTACAAAGCAGTAAATTACGAAAAAATCATACCTCTCTTAATTCAAGCTATTAAGGAATTAAAGGCTAATACTACAAAATAATTATAAATAATTAGGTATATGGCTAATAACTATGGACCTCTGCCAGTATCTGGACCGATTTCTCTCGAGGATATTGCCGATGTATTTTTCTTATATAAGGCATATCCGGATATTGTAAGGGGCCGGTTAGTCGATATGACTGACTATTACGGTGATAAGATCAAATATTATACACCGTTGCAGCCGCCTATCCCTGTAGAAGCCTCGAGAGAGCTAAGTATATCTGATTTTAAAGGAAAGCAATACGGTTTACTCGTTGATGTATTCATTAATGCGCCGATAAACAATTATAATTTATATGACTATGCGCAAGCGCGTGTAAATGTACTATACCCGGGATTTTTACTTTCTAATCCCACGATACCTTTTTTTATTACATTAACAAACAATAGTCGTGTTGGCTCTACAAGTGTGAGTCTACCCGCTCTTAGCATAGGTACAAGTTCAAATAATGTAAATAGTCTCAATCAATATTCAACTGTATCCTTCGTTAATAATGGATCCGTAGTCGGGGCCCCGCAGCCAAATGGTGCGAGATCTCATACCTATGGACC